AAACTCATATTGCTCAACTGTAATTACATTTGCATTAAAAAGATTTATAATCCAAGTTTCACAAGAATTTAAATGATAAGGAGTTTCGCAAGATTTAATTACATTAAGTATATAATTAAACGCTTCATTGTTTTTGATTTTAATTAACCCAATCATCTAAACCCTATATTTATATATTTACATAAATATAACATTATCAATGATAGTACGCAAGGTAAAAATATTGTTAATTAATTGGTTTTATATAGAAATAAAAAAGCCAAGCGAGGGGTTAACTCACTTGGCTACAGCGTGATTGGGTTTGGTCATGAAGATGGTTATCAACATCACCAAATGTATTTCACATTATATTGATTGTGAAATATTTGTCAATGCAATAAGACACTTAACTAGAAGAAATTTGTTGATTTTCAACTTCTTTAAAATCAACATCAATTACTTCACCATTTATCTTACGCATTCCCTTTAATCTTTTTATTTCTTCAAGTATTTTATTTGTTTTTTCACTAATTTCATCATTAGTTAATCCCTTCAATTGAATAGTATGATTAACTTCACTCCTAGATGAAATTCCTGTTCTTATTTCCTCTTCTAAACGCACTAAATCCATTAAATGTTTATAACTTGGTTTTAATTGACCAACATTTATTGCTTTTGCGTGTTCTAAAATTCCACGCTTTATAATACGTAAATTTCTTTGCCTATAATCAAGTTCTTTCTCAACAACCTGTTGTTCAAGCATTTTGCTTCTAACATCTGCTTCAAGTTTCTGAACTCTATCTTGCCATTTATATACTTTACCCCAACGTTCAACAGTAGAAATAGCTACTTTAAATTTAGTTGCTACTTTCACATAAGAACGCTCACCACCCATTTGAAAGTAATATTGAAAAGCATCTTTTTGTTGTTGGTTCTCTTTTTGTACTGTTGGTTCTTGTGACATAACCTTTCCAAAAATGTTTATATTTATATATTTATATAAATACTATAACATATTCAGAAAAGATTGCAATTCATTATCATTCGCTGTATTAATTCTTTTGACAATAATTCTTAGATTTGCCCAATCCTTGCGAAGTTTGGTGATTTGTTTTATTTTTCCTAAAGCATCATAAAACATTTCAATTTCAGCTTTAGGAACATCTGTAACAATGATATCTGTTAAATTTGTTTGAGCTCTTATTTCATCTTCATCAACATCTTCAATTTCAACCTCACCTTGAGAAATATCATCTTTTAATTTTTGTTCAAGCTTTGACATTGTTTTATCATCTAAAATGTCAGACAAATTTAAACCAACTGATTCAATATCACCCATTTCATCAATAAGCTTATCTAAATCATACTCACCTTCATGAGTGTTTTCAGCAAGACTTATAAAGCGTGCTGTTTTTTCATCAACATCATAAAGAGCAATATCAATTTGATTAATTTCATAACCCTCAGATTCAACTAAATGTCTCATAACAGCTAAACGTCTATTACCTGAAAGCACTTTCATGTTGTGCTTCCAAACTTTAATAGGCTCATAAACATTTTGCTTTATTTTCTCTTTAAGCTTATTAAAATTCTTCTGACTTATTTTTCTCACATCTTTTTCATTGAAATCTACATCATATAACCCAACTTTCTTATATTCAGGTTTCAATGACTTTAACTTTTTATCTTCCATCATTTACCTCTATATTCATAAATTACATTTTTATCTTCATCAACACCAATTGGATACAATATTCCACTAAAGAATTTATATGGACTTCTATGGCTATTCGGAGTATTCCACATTTCACGAAAATAATCATACATAGTCATATTAAAACGTCTAGTTTCAATTGTAGCAGTTGAAGTGTTATAACCTGAAGCTGCTCCCCAATTAAACTTTTTATACATTTCTAAATGTGGTTCGATATCCTTGAAATATACTTTACCATTCTTTTTAGCTATCATTAAAGCTTCAGTTAACTGTCCCCTGCTATAATTCCAATCTTCACTTAACCCACAACAACTTCCATTATGACATTTTTCCTTATGATGCGCATCTGATACATAAAATCTTAATCCTATTTTGTCACAAAGCTCTTTCATTTCATTTATAAACTTTGCTTTTATTTCATAATTCAATCTCCGATATCCTGAACCCTTACTATTCTTCCTATAGAAATCAAAAATATCAAATCCAATAATATCACTCATCATTTTATATCTTTTATGCAATTTCTCATCTGCTCTTGCTTCTAAACAAAAGAATTCAGTTGAAATTGCTGTTGCACCATGTTCTTTTGCTAATTTGATAACTTCTAAATGTTCACCATTTTTATTAGTAAAACCCATGATAAATGGGCGTAAGCGCAATGTTACTCCACCTTTATTTAAAGTTGAAAGTTCCTTCATAGCCTCTAGTCTTTTCATAGGACTATCAACACCTTTCTCCATCAACTTTGCTCGACCCTCATCTAAATTAATAATTGAAATCTTTGTATTCCAATTATCTTGATTCCTAAAAAGTTCTCTATAACGTTCATCATAAACCCACCAAGTAGCTTTGGTTGAAAAACATAAAGGATAATTTAATTCTTTAAACACTTTTAATACTTCAAGCGTTATACCTTCTTTCTTTTCAAACATATCAAATTGGTCTGCTAATCCACCCCATTGAATTACTTTCCTATCTTTGATATAATCAAAAAATTGCCTATCACCTGAACCTAAACTTTCATCCAAATTCATTAGTTTTTTCATTTTATCAGGATTAATCCAAGTTAAATCATCTCGCTGATAAGAATATTCAGCAGCGGTATCACCACTTTTTCTAGTACCACCTTTACCCATACTATGAGACTTTTGAAAAAATGAAAAACAATAAAGACAATTGTAAGAACACTTATTATAAGTATCCAATGTGACAGGCATTGAACAATCTAATATCTCACCTGTCCATCTAGGACTTTGATACCATTTCATATTAAACCCTCCATAAATTCTATTATTTTCTTTTGGTCATCTAAATTATTATTATCAAACACAACAATATCTTTATTCAAATTAAGTATATTTTTATATTTTGTCCTTCTACCTTTAATAAAAATCTCACTTTGTGTGTCTTTCCTGTCTTTATGTCTAAATTCAACTACATCTTCACTAACTTTTAGAACAATGAATTTACTTTTATATTTCTTTGCTTTTATTTCAGTTATAGCTTTATTATTAAAAAGCCTATCACCTTCAAATAAAATACTCATACCATTATACTTATGTTCTAAATTAAGCTTCTCGAGAAACTTCATAAAATGTGGTTGAACAGCCATTGATAATTTATCAGTTCCTGGAAATTTATTGTCCTTCTCATATTTTCCAATAACAACTAACTTCTTATCATAATTTATATAACCATAAACCAAACCAAATCTAATAGGCTTAAAACCTTCACCAAGAAAATACTTCATAATTGTAGATTTTCCAGTAGCTGGTTCTCCTCCCAATCCAATAATCATTTTTATCATATTTAACCCCAAAAAGATTATTTACTGTAATAATTAAACTTCTTGCTTCCATTCTTAGACTGACCAGTGCCAGTCAATTTAAAACCATACTTATTATAAAACCCATTACTAATTGGATTATCAATATCAGTTTTTAAATCAATAGGATAACCAACATAATTCAATATTGCCTTACCAATTCCTTGCCCTTTATATCCATCTACAACAGCTATTTCATAAATAGTTCGTCTTTTATTTCTTCTAACCCTATAATGACAAAAAGCTATATTTTCAATTCCAACCCACAATTCACCTGCTTTTGGATTTTCTTCTTTCAACTGCCAATACCTATACCAAGCCATTCCAAATGGACCAAGTGTATAAGCATGTTTTTCAAATATTTCTTTAACCCATTTTTCATCACCCTTAGTTATATCCCTAATCTCTGCAAACCAATTCATAAGACTTCTCCCTTTTTCCAATCAGGTAATCTCCAATCATTTCCATGAATTTCTTCAATGTAATTCTTTCTCCCTGTAATCTCCATTAAATATGGATGCTCAAAAGTCTCTCTCCTAAAATCATACAGAACACTCCAATCAACACCTACAGTAACAGCACTCTCAACTTGTTGTATCTCTTTCAATTGCCTGTCAAGATAATATCCTGGATATCGTATTCTATTTTCTTGTTTCCATTTCTTAAAAGCACACAATGAAGTTTCAACATTCCAAATATCTGTTCTTTGTTCTGGATAATTCTTTTTAATATGATTCATTACAGCTATTAATTTGTCTTGAAGTTTTTGAATTATATGAATTGGTAAATCTTTCCTTTTATATTTCTTACCTGTTAATAAATCTTTCCTATTAAGAGCATACACCAACCCATTTCTACATGCTTCTGATGAATCTATAGTGAAATCCAATTTAACAGGTTTCATTGGAAAATCAGTAACAACATAAACTGATTCCAAATAAATAAAAAGTGTAAATCTACCAAAATGTTTCACTTTAGAAAAATAATCATAACAATTTTGATAAGTATTATAATCATTAGGTGATTTTAATAATTTATAAACATCTTCTTGTTTCCTACCTGCTATTAAATTCCTATAACTAACAAATGTATCAACAAATTGATTTCTAAGTTTAATCCATTTTCTATCAGTTTGAAAAACACACTTATCTTTATTCTTATTCCACCAACGTGTTAATCTCCCAACATCAACATTTTCAAAATCTGGAAATTCATTATAAATATAATAAACAGTTGAGCCACAATAACAAGTTGAATACAAAAAGGCTAACCAATACCTCTGCTCCATATTAAGTTCAAATCTGTCACAAACATACCTTAACATAGGATAAGAAGGGTCTATATCTCCAATCCTATACATTGTATTATGATAATCAATGAACTCTTTTAAACTATCAATCAATTTAAAAGCTCCTTCAATTCAAATACTCTATGTGCTTCAACCTCTTTAGATACAACACCCAAAGCACGTTTAAAAATGTCTCCAGTTGAAGCAATAAAAACACTTTTACCTTCAACATAATAATGCATAGGTCTTCTTGGGTTCCTATAACAAAAAACATTTCCATCTTTCATATGCAAACCAGCAAAAGAAATCTCTGGAGATTTAATAAACTCCATATAATCATCACCATCTTGAATCTTACGAAGAAGAATTTCACCATCATTATCAATAATATATTTCCTTCCATAATAAGCTTCATTCTCCTCTTTTGTTCTCATTGATATAATTCCATTAAATACCAATGAAATATTATCTAGATGTATTGGTTGATTATTTAAAAGCTCTTCCCAATCTCCAGAGGTTGAATATCGATTGTGCCCAATAAGGCACTCAAAAGGTGGTAATTCCATTATCTTCTTTTCAAGTTGACTTAAATGATGTGCTTTAAATGTTGATATTCCAACATCGTTAGGCACACTAAAACCAAAAGCATGAAGTCCTCTTATTTTAGATTGCCTGAAAAGCTTAATAATAGTATCCCTACCATCTTTTTTATCTTCAGTATAAAAACCTATAATTCCGCACATTATTCACCTTTAAACTTTTCAACAAATTCATTATATTCAATCTTTCTACTATTCAAACCTAATAAATTCTTTACAGATTCGAATTTTGATTTGTCGTTAAAATATAATACTAAATATTCTGTTAAATTGTTTACTTCACCTTGAACATCTACATTAGGAACATCATCTATATCATCAATTTCACCAATATCTTCCCACACTTCACTTTCAGCAGCATTTGCTTTAAATATTGATTCAAAATTATCCATTTCCAATTCAACAAAATTGAAATCTTGAATATCATCAATATTAAAACCTTCTCTTTTCATATATTCCATCAAACTTTCATTTGTCATCTTTCCAAATTGTGATGTTAAAGAAAGAACTATTTTCTTTGCATCTTTTTCATCTTTAGCTTGAACGTTTACAACTGGAATAGGTGGAATTTCAAAACCCTCTTCACGCATTCTTTTCAAAGTTTTTGTTCTTTGATGACCATCAAGTATATTATTATTCCAAATAAATATAGGTGCACAAAATCCTAATGTTAGAATATCACCCTTAAGCTTTTGATAATTTTCTTCAGGCAATCCTTTTAAATCACCTTGAAATTCTTTAAGTTCATCTAAACCCCTTGTTGAATTCCCTACACATTTAATCTCTATTTTCTTTACATTTGCACTCACGAGTATCCTCCTTATCTGATATTGTTAATTTAATTCTATCTGGTAACCAACCATACACTTTCAATTTACTTCCTTGATAATGTATAATTGTATGTCCTTCATTTTCATAACTTTCATACTGGTCTAATAATTTTCCAACACTTTCATAGAAATCAACATCTTCATCAATTGGACAAGAATTCCACCACTCAATCATACATCTAATCAATGCATAAAACATATTTTCTAAACTATAATAATAATTTTGTTCTTCACGTTGTATATCACTCATATTCTTTACTAACATTTTAGGACAAAACTTTTCAACTTTTACTATTTCACCATTCTCATCCCATTCTTCTGTTTTAGTGATACCCATTCTAACTGCTTTATCAAATAAATCGTATATATCCATTATTTAATACTCCTATTATCTTCTTCAGATTTATTTATATGGTCGTAACCATCTTCTTGCCTTTTAATATTTACTTCCCATTTCTGTTTATAAATTCTAAATATTTCTTCAGGTGTAAAACCAAGCGTTTGACCCAATGATATAAAGAAATGAAGGATATCTATATATTCAACTTTAGCGTTTTGCCAATCTATAATAGAACCCTTTGGTTGTTTATCATACCGCTTACTCCACCATTTCCAATTATAACAATTGTGTGCGAATATACCTGAACTTAGGGCAAAATTATGATATTTATCAACACTTATATCATAAACTCCAATTGGTTCTTCAAGCTTCATAATTCTAATATGTTTTACTTTATGATTAACAATTTTCTGATATGTGTTCCAACTAGGTACTCCAATTGCTTTATTATCTTTATTCAATTGTAGTCTTATTCTTTCATAATTAGATTCATTTACTTCAAGATTATCCTCAACCAATATATCTATCAATTTCTTTGAACGTCCAATCAATTGTTTAATCTTCATACCATTATCTTTATTAGCTTTAGATATGGTGTTACTCATTTTATTTCTATATTTATCACCCTTCCATAAATCTTTACTTTGATTAGATTTCAAAACTCTATATTCATCATTCTTCCACATTTCTTTCAAATTATCTGACATAACTTTACTTTGACGTTCTTTATTATCATTAGAACTCCAAAATTTATTTAAATATTCCTTTCTTATAATTCTAAACTCTTCATTTTCCCACATCTCTTTAAACATTCTTGAACGTTTCTCTATTAATTCTGGATTATTAAATGCAATATCCATCTTCAATCTATAATCATTATCATTCCACAATCTTTGAAATAATTCTTCCATCTTTAATCTAAAATCTTTATCTTTCCACATTTCTTTCATATGCAATGATTTATGTTCTTGTTCACTCATAATCTGTAAATTATCTGGATGGTTATTTAATTTATTAAAATCTTTATGATGTACTACTTTATTATAAAGATTATTAACATAATGTTGAGCTACAACTCTATGAAGTGGTCTCCATTCATATTCATTATTATCAAATATCATAGGTCTACCATGATATAATAAATCAACACGCTCTGGAACTAAATCAGAATCACATATGGTATAATATAAAGGCATTAAACTTTCACCTATACATAACTTTTGTGCTTCTTTATATGAACTATCCCTTAACATAAACCTATGATCTAATGTTGATTTTATAACTTCATCATTATCTAATGTTATTTCAACAATTTCATCTGCATCTTTAACTTTCCAAGCATCTATAATTTTTCCTGGAACAATCTCACCCATGTTATTACAAGAAAATACAAACTTATCTTTATAATTTCCAACCAAATCCCTTATACAAATATCTGTTCCATCTAAAAGCATTATTTTAGTATCTCCAACTAAACAATCTTTTAATTCAGCAATTTCCTGCTCCATCGCTAATATTAACTCAATTCCCCATCTCTCCTTTTGTGGATGATTTATAGTATCCCGACCAATCTTACAATTTAAATCATGTTGCATATGCCAAATATCTTCTAAAATATCTTCTTGTTCAAAATCTCCAGGCATTTTTACCTCCTTTGAAAATGCACAACCTATACAATTGTGCATATCTTTATAATACTCACACTCGTCAGATAAACCACACTCAATCATTTTTTTCACCTATATCAATAACATGCTTACAATTATCGCAAACGAATCTTTTTTCATAATAAACAATCAATTCATAACCACAATGTGGACAATTTATTTTTTTCATATTATCTCCTAACCACAAGATGAATAACCACACCCACGGCACGTTGGACACCCTTGAACATAAATCAAAGCTGTTCTACATTTTGGGCATGCCATATTTGCGTCTTCATTTTCTGGTATATATTTTTTCAACATTCTTGCTATAGCCTTATTTATAACATCAAATGTTGAACCATCTTTCAATAATTGTTGAACTAAATATTTCAAGGGAACCCCATGACGTAATCCCATAGAAATTAGCCTACTCATAGTTGCATTTTCTTTATTTTCAAATACTCCTGGAATATCCTTTATAATCAACTCATCATCACCTTCACCTACTTTTAAATTATAAGTTCCATTCTTTGTTATTATTCCAGTTTTATATTTCTTAGGGATATTTATTTTTTCTTCCTTGCCAATAAAAACTTCATATGGGTTATCTTTAAATAGCGATACCAATACAATCCACATTTTCTTTTCAGATTGTGTGTGATAAATATCGCATTTTAATTCTTCTGGTCTTTTTGGTGCTGATTGATAAATAATATCTTTAGGTCTATGTCCATTTGTTTCACCTTCAATATTCATAACTTGGTCTTTACGACTACCATCACGATAAAAAGACACTGCTTTTATTCTATGCTCCCAACAATAAAAAATTGCTTCTTTAACATCATCAACAGTAACCTTATTCTTAAAGTTAATAGTATTATGACTTAACACTCCATTTAATAAATAACTATTATTATCAGGAACAGATATATCCATTGTAAATTTATAACCAACGGTGTTTATTTTAATAA